CTTAAATAAGAGCCTTGACAGTGCCTACAGCTTTTTGGTATACTATAAAAGATGAGAAAACAAATTGAAAACGGAGACTATATGACAAATTCAATTGATGTAAACGGTAAGAAATTCTCTTACACACCCGACAGGGCTGAGTTTTTGGGAGAACTCGTTACGAAATTCCCTAACCAAACATCCTTTGGAAGGAAAGAAATCAAAGATGCCTTTGATGGTTATTTCCCTTCATGGATAAAATCCTCGAAGTATGACTTCAAAGAAGCTCAAGAGACTGGGCCTTTGTTGTACAACCTTCAGGCTGTTATTACTGGTTACAATGGTGGGTATTCAGATGATGCCGTCGGTGTTCCAGTTAAACCTGCTCCAATTGCAGCTGTTGCTTCCCCAAGTAACATGCCAGTTGCAGCTCAAACAGAGTCAGTCAATCTACTCGACGATGGTGTAAAAATCATTCCCGAGAAGATGTCTAACTATGTTCCTTTCGGACATTTCAAAGATGTCAAGAACATTATTAAATCCAAAATCTTCTTTCCAGTATTCGTTACTGGTCTGAGTGGTAATGGTAAAACTCTTATGATTGAACAAACATGTGCTCAATTGAGGAGAGAACTCTACAGGGTTAACATCACCATCGAGACAGATGAAGATGACCTAATGGGTGGTCACACTTTAGTCAACGGTAACGTTGTCTTCAGAGAAGGGCCAGTTATCAAAGCAATGAGAAAAGGTGCTGTACTTCTATTAGACGAAGTCGACCTTGGTTCAAACAAGTTGATGTGTCTACAATCAGTTCTTGAAGGTAAAGGTTACCTAATCAAGAAGACTGGTGAGTGGGTTTCACCTACTGCTGGGTTTACAATCCTTGCAACTGCAAACACTAAAGGACAAGGTTCCGATGATGGAAAGTTCATAGGAACTCAAATCATGAATGAAGCCATGTTGGAAAGATTTGCAATCACAATGCAACAAGAATATCCACCAGTGAAAACTGAGAAGTCAATCCTTTCAAAAGAAATGGAATTGACTGGTGACGTTGATGCAGACTTCGTTGAGAAGCTCGTTGACTGGGCTGACATTATCAGAAAAACATATTACGAAGGTGGTATTGATGATGTTGTTACGACTAGAAGATTGGTTCACATTGTCAATGCATTCAGAATGTTCAATGACAAACTCAAGTCAATCACCATGTGTATTTCAAGGTTCGACGAAGAGACTAGAAATAGTATCCTCGACCTCTACTCCAAGATTGATGCTGGAGTTGACTTGAATGCTGAAGATAATTCAGAAAACCCTGTTGACGAAACAGGGTACTAGGAGTATACTAGTAACATGTTCGGTAAAAAAGTTCAAACAATTGATTACAAATACAATGAGCAAGAACTCCTCAAGGAGTTCAAGCTCTATGTTGACAAAACATACGGTGAACATTATTCCAAAGATAAGTTTCAGGCAACTGAGTTTATCATGGATGGTGGTCACGGTGAAGGATTCTGTATCGGGAACGTGATGAAATATGCACAACGATATGGCAAGAAGGGTGGTTATAATCGTGCTGACCTTCTCAAGGTAATCCATTATGGGTTCCTTGCTTTGTACAATCACGATAATTATAAGGAGACTAACTAGTGATGAAAATTAGTAATGATACGAAGGATGTTCTAAAGAACTTCTCTACAATCAACTCGGGCATTCGAGTCAAAACAGGCAACAAACTGGAAACTATTTCCAATATGAAAAACATTCTTGCAGTAGCAACTGTGGCTGAGGATTTTCCTCAAGACTTCAGTATCTACAACCTGCCAGAATTCTTAGGTGCGACATCTTTAATGGATGACCCCGACTTCCAATTCAATGATTCTTCATTGTCCGTGGCAGATAACAATTCTTCTCTTGCGTATTTCTATGCAGCGGAAGGTATGGTGACTGCACCCGACAAGATGATAACTATGCCAGAGGCAGAGATTGAATTCAAAGTAACGTCAACACTATTGACTGACCTTAAGAAAGCTGCAGCTGTCCTAGGTGTTAACGATTTGATTCTTAAATCAGATGGAACTAACGTAACATTAGTTGTTACAGATAAGAAGAGTCCTACTTCAAATACATTCTCAAGAATTGTAGGTGAAGGTGATGGAACTACTTATGACATGAATTTCAAGATGGAGAATCTTAAAATTCTAGATGGTAACTATGATGTTCAAGTATCATCAAAAGGTATATCTCATTTCAATAATGCAGATGTAGACTTAGAGTACTTTATTGCACTGGAGCCTGACAGCAAATACAATGCCTAACCTATATAATAATAGTGTGAATATTGTGCCAGTCTCTGCAATATACGCGGGAGTAGTCCTCACTCATCATTGGGTGGACTACACTGCAAACTCGGTGGGGGGTTTGCTCCTATGAATGAATTTCTCTATGTAGAAAAGTATCGTCCTCAAACTATTGATGACACTATACTTCCGAAGGAACTTAAAGAAACCTTTAAGGAGTTCGTAAAGAACGGAGAGATACCTAACCTATTATTGTGTGGGTCAGCAGGTGTTGGTAAAACAACAGTTGCAAAAGCATTGTGTAATGAACTCAATGCAGACTTTATAGTAATCAATGGTTCCGATGAGGGACGATTGATTGACACACTCAGAACAAAGATTAAGAACTTTGCATCCTCGGTTTCATTATCGGGTGGTGCAAAGGTCGTTATCTTAGACGAAGCAGATTACATATCTGCAGACTCAGTTCAACCAGCTTTGAGAAACTTCATAGAAGAGTTCTCGTCCAACTGTAGATTTATCTTTACATGTAATTACAAGAATAGAATTATTCCACCATTACATTCTAGAACTACAGTCATAGATTTTGGTATTACACCATCCCAAAAACCTAAACTTGCACAACAGATGTTACTCAGATGTAAAAACATTTGTGAGATAGAAAACATTCAGGCAGATGAACGTGTCCTTGCAGAACTTATTATGAAGTTCTTCCCCGACTTCAGAAGATGTCTAAATGAGATTCAACGTTATGGTGTAAGTGGTGTTATAGATAGTGGATTGATATCAACCCTATCCGAAGAAAAGCTAACACCTTTAATAAATAATATCAAAGAAAAGAATTGGTCTGCCATGAGAAAGTGGGTTGGTTCAAACTCTGATAATGATTTCAATTCATTATTCAGAAAAGTTTTTAATGCACTGGAACAGAAATTGGAACCCCAATCAATTCCAGCTGCCGTGTTAATTATTGCAGACTATCAATACAAGTCTGCATTTGCAATGGATTCAGAGATAAACTTTGTTGCTTGTCTTACTGAAATCATGGGAGAATGTAAATTCAAATGAGTGAATATGATGATGTCGTAGACAGACAAAGGAGATTACTCCTTGCAGAAGAATGGGCAAGAGGTGTTAAGTCAGTCCACGCACATTCCTTAACGTCCTGCTGGTATGATACTAGAGGTAACGATGGTTCGGTACTGGATGTAGAATACAACAACGGTGTCGTACAGAGAGAGGTCAGAGAGACAGGTGAAACTGTATTCTTCGGTGAACCTCTTAAAGGTGATGCACTCCTATCTGCCTTCAGTCAGAATACTGGAAAGTAAATGCAGAAACGAAATCCATTCGATTTTGTTAAGTCGGTCTCTTCCGATAAGACTGATATCATGGTTGATGATATCGAAGAGAAAGCATATCAACCATTCTTAATCAATAAGGCATTATCTTATCACCAAGATGCAGTCTTTCTAGTAAACGAGATGAATATCAGACATAGTACTGGTGGCCGTCTTCAATACTTGTTTTTCATAAATACTCTTAGAAAAAGACAGAGATTTTCGAAATGGCATAAACCTTACGAAAGTAAGAAATTAGATACAGTGAAGAACGCCTTTGGTGTATCCTCACAAAGGGCCAAAGAATATCTTGAGTTATTAAATGATAAACAGTATCGTGACTTGAAAGACAGTATGAAAATTGGTGGAAAGAATAATGGATGACTTATTAGAATCAGTAAAAGACTTAGTAGAAATAACATTTCCTGAAAAGGACGACTTCTTAAAGATAAGAGAAACACTATCTAGAATTGGTGTAGCGTCTCGAAAAGAGAAAGAACTCTTTCAGTCATGTCATATACTACACAAAAGAGGCAAGTATTACATTGTCCACTTCAAAGAGTTATTCAAACTCGATGGCAAACAAACAAACTTTGACGAATCAGATGTCGCTAGACGAAACACTATTGTCGATTTATTAAGACAATGGAACCTTGTCAAGGTACTTGACTCGAAGAGAATAGAAGAGCCTAGAGCGCCACTTTCTCAAATTAAGGTTATACCTTATAAAGAAAAGAACCAGTGGAAACTCACACAAAAATACTCTATAGGCACTAACATAAACTAAATACCCTTGTTATAAATCAATTAATAACAGGAGTATTATATGTTGGAATTTCTTCAATGGATAATTGCTTGGGTACAAGTGTTACCTTGGTTAGTAATGGGTGCATCATTAGTTGCAGCTCTTACACCTACACCAGTTGATGATGGCATAGTCAAGAAAGCTTACAAAGTACTTGATTGGGTCGCATTAAATGTTGGAAAAGCAAAGGACTAAAAAGTTCTATAAAAACCCCCTTTACAAATTAGAGAAACTTCGATATACTGGAGACTCATAATTTCAATAGGAGTATATTATGGAATACGCAATTGCAATTGTAGTGTTATTTGTTATTGTTTACGCTTATCTCAATAGAGATGAAAGTGGTACTACAACTTCATCGGCTCCTGCTCCGGTTTCAAAACCAAGAGTAGTAAAGTCTAAAGTTGTTGCAGATAAAAACAATAATGGTGTTACATCTAAGGCTGAACTTAAGACATTAACTAAAGTTCAACTATTAGAACTTGCTGATAAAAAATCACTGAAAGTTAAAAGAAGTGGTTCTAAAGCAGCTGTAATCAATGAGTTACACTCACAACTGAAAAATAATGATTCTGATGGTGACGACACCGAAGAAGAATAATTGTAGTCCTCACAAGGACACTGAAAG